TGCTGATATCGCAACTCCACGCCAAGCTCTAGTCGCGTCTGTTATTTTCGGTATCCATGTATTGCCATAGTCATTTGATGTATAAATATATCCGAAAACACTATTAGAACCATCCGCCGTTACAACAATCTGATATTTACCGTCACTAGATAAAGCTGAACTTCTAAAATTTTGCGCATTAGTTGTTACAGTTTTTTGCGTATAATTACTTCCAAAACTAGAATCAATTAATTGAACTGTATTTTGAGTTATTCTAGATCTGCCTAGAAAGTTTCCTCCCTCGTATACACCAGTATGAGTTCCTGTAAATCCTAATCCAGTTACATATCCAGTTATATAACCCGAGCATTGGCTTGTTAATAATAGTTGATTATTTAAACTAACCGTACCATTTATATGCAATCTACCATTATTATTTGGATATATAGCAATATTATTTCCAGTAATAATTACGTCTCTAAGTATTCCGCTATCCGATGATTGAGATCCGATTAGAAAAGCATTTGAACCCGTATTAACTATTCCTAAATTATTACTCCAACCTAGTATTGCAAATTCGCCGCTGTTTGTTCCAGTGCTATTAAAAATTCTTAATTTTTGAGGATTTTGACTATTATAAATATCAAATCCCGTAATAAAAGTTTTAATATTTGCCCCACCATTAACTGTTAAATTAGAACTAATATTTGTATTTCCATTAACTGCTAAATTAGAATTAATATCTACATTATTATTAAAAGCAATAGGTCCAGATACTGTTGTGCTATAATAATCCATGTAAATAAAATTTCCATCATAACCTATAGATGAGGAATATTCATCAATATATAACCACCCAGCTGAACTACTTTTATTTTGATTGTCTATCCAAAATGATTTATTAGGATATACTAAAAACGATTTACTACCACTAATATTTTGATCACCGCTTGTATAAACAAGTGATTCGGGTAAAGTTATTATTGGTATTTCACCACTCAAAAGAACGCCCGTACCATTTACAGTTGGTCTAGTATTAAATTGTTTGGATCCACTAATCGTTTGATTACCAGTCGTATAAACAATCGTTGTCGGTAAAGTTAAGGCCGAAGCCTCCCCACTTAAAAGAACGCCAGTTCCATTTACAGTGGGTCGAGTATCGAACCCTTTAAGACCACTAACCGTTTGATTTCCAGTTGCATATATAATTGGAATTTCACTTAGTGACTGATCTGTAATGTATATAATTGTACTCATATATAAGTGATAATTGCTATATTTACTTTCTTATCTTGTATTACACCCTCTGACCCATGTTTATTTAATTTGGTTATAAATATATTTTTCATAAATTTATTCTGTTGGGCTAGTTACTGTTATTCGGTCATTTTGATCAAAATATCTTAGTCTCTTGACGTTTGCTGAGTTTTTAAATAATGTTGTATTATAAGTATCGTACACACGGGTTGCATTTAAAAAATTAATATTATCAAAAAAAGCTTCTACAGTGTTATATCTAAAATTATCTTTAATAGTGTTACTCTGAAAAGCGCTGCCGATTGTATTATTTATGAAAAAATTTCCGATTGCATTGTAATAGAAAGTGGCTCCAATTGTATTCTCGTAAAAATTATTTGCAATTCTATTATTTACAAATTGATTTCCGATTGTATTATTATTGAACAAAGTTCCAATTACATTATTCGTATTAGTGCTTCCGAGTGTGTTATTAAAGAATGAAGATGCAATTGTATTATACTGTGTAGTATTTCCGATTCTATTATATTCCAAATATGATCCAATTACATTACGCTGGAAATTGTTTGCTATTGTGTTACTTCGGAAATTGGTTCCTATTACATTATTTTCAAAATAGTTTCCAATTTTATTATCACGAAAATTAAGTCCGATTGTATTATTGTTAAAATAATTTTCAATTGTATTGCTGAAGAAACCAACTCCAAATATTACATTACTATGACCACCTTGTATTTTTACATCATGAACATCATACATATAAAAAACTCCTAATCCAGTAAGAGTAGAAACAAAGGTTGGTTGTTGAATTCTTGAACCAGTAATGAATGGTAAGTATATTGCAAGGTCATACAAAGCATTCCATCCAAAACTTTCATCCGTAGCGAAATAAGTTCCGCTCTCAACAAAATCTGATACTTCGGCCCAAGCGTTATAATTACTTAAACTATTACCAATATTGCCTGTTATAACAGAATAAAATAACTTGCCGCGATTGCTATTATTGCCAGTTTCTTTAACATAATCTAATCTAGAGTATTGAACATTAGGAGAATAATTAGGCACAGAACTAACATCTGGTTTACAACAATTAACTGTTATGTTTCTCCAATCATAAGAAATATCAATATTAAGAAAATTATCTACTCTTCTATAAATCCAGCCCTTAAAATCTGGTATAGCTAAATTATTATTTATAGTTCCCCAAGAATAAGAACTAGTAGCATCTATATTATAATAAACCGTGTCTTGAGGATAAATTTCTGATCGCGCTATGGGATATATTGTATTATTAGAAATAGCAGTGACAATTAAGGGCTCGCCAGAGGCTGCTGTTTTTACTGTTTGATCGTTGATTGATTGGTTATTCCATTTGAGAACAAAATCTGAAATTCTATATAATTGGCCGCTAAGTAAACTATTTGTAGCTTTTAAACCTGTTAATGTGGAGTATGTTGTATTTAAAATTTGAACTGTGGTCAACGATTCTCCGCTCAAAAGAACCCCAGTTCCATTAACTGTTGGGCGCGATGCGAAAGTTTTTACGCCCCCAATATTTTGATTACCAGTGGTATAAACAATATTATTTAATCCCAAATTTTCTGGCGTAAGATTTACATATCCAACTTGACCATTAACTGATAAAACTGGCGCGTAATCCTGCTGAACGTCTATATAAACATCCTGCTTATCAAACTCTACTTGAACTACATCAACTGGTTTGGGCTGCTCATCATCTATATTAATATAAATATCATCAGACATACTATAGGCTAGTTATATCTCCATCAATTGGAAGAGTTCCTTTTAAATATGTTCGAGTTGAAGTTCCAGAAATTAATTGTAAATCATAAGAATAAACTCCTGGCATCATGCGCATACAGCTAGCAGATTTAGGTAAAAGTGTTACTATATTATTACTAATTTGCATAGAACTATCTGCTGTCATCCACTGAACGACTACTGGTAAATCCTGTGCTTGTCTTACTTGTAGGGCTCCAGATACTCCATTTAAATTAATACCACTACCCGAACTATTATAAAAACGAAAAGTAATAGGTCCATAAGTATCACCACGATATCCAGTTGGTAAATTATAAATGGCAGGATTCATACAATTATCCTATAATTACACTTTAAATTACAGGAATAGATAAATTTAATTAAACTTATAAAGTAGCACGAACCATTAAAGTTGCATTCTGAGCTAGAGAGGTATTAAATAATACATGGAATTTATCTGCAGTACGACCTGTTATATTATAATTATAAACAGTAGATGTTCCAGGAATTTCTAAACTTGTAAAAACTTTTGGTATTCTAGAAAAACTTCCACCACTATAAGGAATTAAATAATTTGTACTCCCCAGAGATAATCCAGTCTCCCAAACACGATCATTACTAAAAGTTACAGTTCCAGAAAACTTAACATTTGTATTATTATCAAAATTAACATTAACACCCGAAAATAAAACAGAATTCGCTACAAAACTTTGTGTCCCATTATTGGGTATAAAAAATCCACTACCATATTGACCTACAAGATCAGATACATCCGAAGAAAGCTGTGTCTTTCTAATTAAAGTTTTTGTGGGCATATTATTCTATTCTGCTATGATATAAAAGAATTGCTGTTCTATAATCAATACCATATTCTTCAGCAATAGCTTGAATTTCATTCATATTTACAGTTATTTCTACTGGCTTGCTAATATAATTTTCAATTTTATTTGTCCAATCTTTTGGATTTTCATTAGTGGCAATAGTTTCAGCTACGGTTTTAATAATTTCTTTTTGTTCTTTAGAAAGATTTTTTCTATTATATTTCTCTTTTAAGAATGTACCAACTGACTCTATAAGTTGATCAAATTTAATTAAATTTTTAGCGACTAGATCTGCATTTACTTTTGGTTTATCTTCACTTGCTTTTACACCAATTTTTCCTGGAGTTTTTGTTGTTTGCGGTGTTCCAGTTCCTTCTGGACGACCAGTAGGAGCCCCACCAATTTGTGGTTTATTTAATAATGGACGATACAATCCATCCTCGTCCTGTAATTTAACAAATTCTTTTTGAGATTTAATACTTTCGTCTGGAAGCGGTAAACGACCAGTGTCAATTGCTGTAAGACCCTCTTCTGGAGTTAATACTCCAAGTTCAATAAGTCTAGAGTAAGTACGCGTTAAATTTGCATCACTCTTAAAATCAGCGTCTTTGAATCTTGGCGTCGGAATATTTTTAAAACCTAAATCCTTACTAATTTTTTTCATTTCTGGAATTAAAAACTCATTCATGAAAGTCTCGCGTGCGTGCTTTAAACGTGAAAGGAACACTTCTATTTTAGTGCTTGTATTAGCATACTTTTCTTCTCCAAAGAGTACGTTATTAAGACCATAACGAATATCACGGTCTACAACTTCATATTTTCTAGGATCAAGAATCTGTCCAATTTCTGGAATAATAAATTTAATATTAGTAGTATAATCGCTGACAAGAATACGACCAACACTCTCATTTTCAAATATTTTTCTGAGTGTTCCAATCTGTTCTTTTGTCGGCATCCCAATTTCATCATTACCCATTGTTACAAGAAGTACAGTTTGTTGAATTGTACGGCTAATCGCCATATCCATATTCTTTAATTCCTGCTTCCAATTAATATCTTCTAGAACTGGAAATCCCATTGGGATAGCGAATGGCTCGTAATCCTGCTTTTTATAAAATATTGGAATAAATCTTTCTGGCTCTAATTCAAAAACCATATATTGGTTAGTCATGCTAATATTAGTTTTATCCTGTAGATCCTTGATATTTTTAACACGCATTGATAATGCCTTATCTTCTTCAGAACTAGGATTCGTCAAAACTTGCATTTCAAAATCATTTAATATTTTAATATATTTAGGACTAATAAAAGAGGCTGACCCAATAGCTTGGATATCGGCAGGATTTAAAACTATATAGCGAATAGGAACCTCGCCTGCCCGCGCCTCTGTAGTAATTAAATCTGAAATAACACGCATGTCTTGCTTTGTAAATGCCGCATTTAATTTATATAAAAAGACGTTACCACTTCTATAAAATTCGCGGAAAAACATATCCTGTAATTTCCATAAATTAACTCTGTCACCCCATGCTTGGAAAAATTTGCGAGATTGCTCATTACCGCCTGTAAAATAAATTGGCGAACAGCTAAATTCTGTCATCAAATCAATTGTATTTCTGAAAATTGAAAAATTATAATAGGCTTTTTGACAGAGAATAATAGTGTCACGAATACTAATATTTGAGTTATATCTACCATGCCCTCCGCCATAAGTAAATGGAATTACGCCACCTTCGATGTTAGAATACTTATCCGTTCGAGAAATAGTACTAGAACGATTTCTTCTAACTGAAGAAGTCGAGTCTTCACGACTAGCCTTGACTTCAATAGAATTATTATATTTTACCGAACCTTCAATCATCTGTGGCTCTGGGAATTTTACGTTTTTAGTACTCGCCATAATTTATTATAATAGTTTATTACACCAAAATCTTATTTATTAGATAAGTTCTGCTACGAATTGTACACTTTTTTTGGTAAAATTCTCTGGAGCCATTAAATCAAAATAAATTTTAATGCCCCAATTAGCTAACATAAGAGTAGTATAATTATCTTTTCTAGCACGATTAATACTAGTAGACTTTCTTAAATGTGATGGCAAATCAAAACTCTGAGTACCTCTAGAAGTTGTACTTACTTCTACATTTGCACACTGATCTTTGGTATCTTGTATAATAAAATCCTGTTGTTCTATAAACTCTCTGACTGTTAATTTTTTTGTTTCGTATTCATTATCAGCTTTTTCACCAATGCCTCTAGGATAAATATATTCCATAGGAAGATTCATTGAGAAAATATTCTCAATAATATCAGGGTGATTACTCGCGCGCGAGGCAAACCAAATCTTTTTATGGTCAATACAGGTTTGTAAATAAGAGTTTGCTCTACCTAAAAATGCCGAAGTAAAGAATTGTTTAACACAAATATTGCCAAAATCTTTATTATATTGGCGTGCGCAATCTTTTACCATTGATGTGTAATCCTCATTCTCTTTATCTGAATCGAAATCTACAAAGCCAATTTTACGATTCGCAGCTTTCATATATTCAGAGTTATTAACTGCATCTATAAAAGTATCTGCACCCGCATGATCGATTACTATTAAATTAATATTAAAGTTTTTATATAAATAATAAAAATACTTAATGTGATCCTGTAGCGAAGATCCTGCAGCTTGATATCCGTGAACAAGAATGCCCTGTTTCTTTTCTTCGTCTAATTCAATAACACTCATTGCAAAATAGTCGGCAGTTTTAGATGAACTAAAGTTAGGATCGATTGATAATATATATTTTTTATCTGTATCACCGATAACTTTTGTGGTTGGATACTCCCCATCTGGAATTGTACATGAGTACATTTTTTTAGGGGAAAAATAACTGTCGCCACCATCAATAAATCTGGCGCAATACTCACGAAGAAATGAGTGATGGGAACTTCCACCGCTTTGAGCAACTTGAATTGCACCTTGGTCTACCATGTGCGGTGGTAGTGCTTCATAACTTAACTGTGAAATAAAATATGTTCCAGGAAGTTCTCCTTCTTTAGAATCTTGTGCCTCGGGATTTTCTATTAAGTTAGACCATTGCTGGTACACACGAAATAAATGTTCAAAAGTATAACTAGCAGAACTTAAACATAACATTTGAGATGTATTTTCAAATATATGTTTATTATCAGGATGTAATAAACCTTTTTTAATCAACTCTTCCTCTAGCTTTCTGATACGAATTCTCTCGCCTACGTCTCTTGGAGAACTCAAGAACGGAATAAGAACATTATCAATAATATCTGGTGGTAAAAGTAAAAACTCGTCTAGAATGAGTACGTTAGCACGGATACCACGGATTTTTTCGCCAGTTAAAGGGATAGCTGTAATACTTCCGCCATTAATTTGCCATTCATACTGGTCATTACGTTTGCTTTTCAAACCAAAACATTGTCTAGCTAGCGCCGCTTCTGGTGACATCAAGAATTTTTCAATTTCATTAAAAACACGACGACTGGTACGAAAGTTAATAGATGCAATAAGTATCTTAGTTCCAGGTTCTAACATACATTTAAGAATACAATAAATCGCAGCACAAAAACTTTTAGCACCACCACGACCCCAAACTAACATGCAATAGTTTCTATTAAAAAAAGAATTAAGGGTTAATTCCTGATAAGCTTCCAATGTTAAACCTAACGATAGCTCTGTGGTAAAACCAAGATTATATCTTAAAAATTTGGCAAGACTAATCCTAGCCTCTTCGTCTGTTAAGTCACCTTTTAAATTAAGTAACTCTTGATTGACGTTAGCCAATGGCTTAGATTTTTGTTGATTTCCTACAATGATTGCCATGTTGTATCAAAGTAATATTGTAGATCTATATTAAAAACATTTTCATTCATTCCTAGTATGTGAATTGTTTTAACGCGCGCTTCCTCTCTGCCATCACAAAAAACAAATTGTATATTATCATAGTTTCTTAAAATTTGGCGCATATTATGTGCAATAAAATCTCCAGATGCTTTTGAAAACTTTTGCTTTTGATATAGCATATTATTTAAAGTTGACTCTACCACAACAACAATATAACCATCAGTTTTTTTAGCACGTTGTATTTCTTTTTCGAATCTTTCGCGTCCTCCGCTTAATGTACCAAAAAGATCTATGAGACTTTTTCGTTCCACGGCTAATTTATTATTTGGATGTACAGAATAATCTCCGTATTCTAATTTAGACTCAATAACAATTCGATCTTTAAACTTAAATGGTTTTTGTTCACGGGTATCTATAATGATTTGGTCAATAGGTGTTAAAGGAATATCTTTATTTTTATAATTAAATCTTGTTTTTAAATTTATTGATTCACATATATCATTATAATTAAGTCCAGAAAATCCCTCCATACTACTAGCTGGAATTAAACAGCTAATTGTTTGACACTCAACTTGAGATGGTGCGTATTCTAAATTTTTTAAGTCACAATACTGCAATAATTTATGTTTAAAATAATCTCCACATTCTTCTCTACTTAAAGTCTTTAACCAATTCTTATAATTCTTTTTATCTTTAAAATCGTAAGTAGTATACTGATCAAATGTTTTATATTCTAGTTTAGTACCATCAAAACGGTCAATACGTTTCCAATTAGATTCAAAATAAGTTTTAGCGGGCAACTTATGATAATTTTTTAAATGGTCCTTTAAGTCTGTAAAAAAATCAAAATCATTTCCACAGACTTTACATTTTAAATACATTTTATTCTTATCCATATTAATTATATTAACTGTGAACCATTTCATCTATATCAATTCCACGAATTACGGCCTTTAATTCGTCCATAGAAGATAAACGTCTAGCCTCTCCTTCGAGATTTTGTTTTTGAGCTTCGGCTAAATGAACGATACTCTTACGACGCTCTTCATCTTTCCACGCCTGAACTAAATTTAAAATACTTGCGTTCTCTTGCTTACGTTCTTGTATCTTTTTAGATCTATCGTCTACAAGGGATTTATATAGTTTATTCTGACGCCCACGGCATTGATTATACTCAGTTTGTAAATTACTAATAGCCTCGTTAAGCTGCATTTTAATATTACGGCCCTCCTCCTCTTCACTGGCCTGCCTTAATGTCTGACGTAGGTCTTCGACTTGCTGAAGAATAGTGGATGCTGTGACAACCTCTGTACATAATACAATAAATTGATCCAACTCTTCCTGAGTTAAATCTTCTTTATCATAAGTATAACGAATAAAGGCATCTTCAAAAAGTTTTCGGTCATCATCACGCCTATAAGTATTAATTTGATAACAAAAACTAAAAGTATTTAAATATCTTTGTAATGTGTCTACCTGTTTTATTTGTACGGCTTTTAATTTTTCTAATTCCCAACCTATATTTAAATATCTATTAATTCTATATAGGGTTTGATCAGATCTACGTGGTGGAAAATACTCACCAAGTGGATTATTATTACGTTCTTTTGGAACATAAGTATTCATCTCTAAATGTGTGGGATCTTTCTTTTGAATTGTTTCTACATACTTATTTACCTCGCGCGCTTCTAAATTTAAATGGGTTAAATCATTATTTTTAAATAAGATTTTTGCCATATCTAAGTAGTGTTGATTTTTATAATTATTTTCTATAAACTCCTGCTGTTCTTTTGTTAACTCAATACGATCCCGCGTAAATACCGAACGATTTTTATATTCAATTTTATTATCTAATAGAAACTTTTTTACAGAACGCCCCTCTTTGCTACGACTGTCCATTGTTGGATCATCATATGCATAAACAGTAATTTCAGATATACTTGCTTCGGGATTTTTCTTTAAAATTTCCCTTACTCTATTCCCCTGTTCTTCGGTTAAATCGCTCATAATATCTCCTTTACTAATTCGCGCGCTTTTTGTAAAATTCTTGATTTAATTTTACTAATTTGTCTGTAAGCTGGGCGACCCTCTTTTAAACTTAATTTATAACCCATTTTTTTTGCGACATCTGCATCTTCTAAATGCTGTAAAAACATATAATCATAAATCTTCCATTCTATATTACTTAAATTCTTTTTCATAATTTCATGGAAAGCTGGTAAAGAAGTCTCTATATTAATAATATTTTCTGTATCATGTAGTACACTTTCTAATGTTGTTTCTGGATTCTCATGATTTGGACTATGTATACTTAATGGAAATTTAACATCATATGCAGACTTTTTACTCTTTTCCCATTTTTTATAATCTTTACAGCTATTATTTTGTATACCATATATAGAGCATCCATAATCACCAGTATTAAATGGGCATTTTAAACATGGTCTTGAAAAATTAGAATAATGATTCCTAAGCATATTAGTCATTTGATGATTAATAACTTGATTTAACCATGGACGTAATGGACGATCTGGATCCCACTTTTCCCATTTTTTATAAATATGTAAACGTAATCGTTGAGAAACATCTTCAAAATCCATCCACGCAATAGCAGTTAAATGCCAGCGGTGTTTTCGTTTTTTAATTTCTGAGTCTATAATATCAATAGAATCCTCAAAATTAGGGCGAATAGTTTTTTTAGGTTTTGGCATGATTATTCATTCTGCCTTAAAGATCCAGCTTCTCTTTTAAATTCTGCTAATATATCCACATCTGATCTATTAATAGTATTAACTTCCGACTTAATATTTTCAATGGGTTTCGATGGATTATCTAATAAAGAGCCAAGTGTTTCTTGAATTGGTTTATATAAATCAATTTTAAATGCTGGTTTAATATTTTTAAAATTAACAGCCATTTTATATTTATCATCATCTAAATTATGCCCCTCACTGTTATATAGAATATCATCTTCGATATTAATTTGTTTATTATTTTCCTTGAATTTTAATTCATTTTTATTTATATTAGTAGGAATGGATTTACTATAGGCACTAGCAAAAGATTGTCCACATGCTGAACAAAATTTTGGTAATTCTAAATTATATGCAGTAGTCTTACCACATTTGGAACAAAAATATTTCATACACTTATTATGAGTAATTTACACAAGAAATTCAAAAATCTCTTTTGATTAACCCTTTTATAATTTTACAGTGTAAATTACTATCGATGTCGCTTAATAATTCTGAAGTCCTTAATATTATAGAAGAGGACCTAAAAGATCTGGACGGAAAAGTAGTATTTGTTAAAGGGCGTTATTGTGGTGGTAAAAGCAAATGTTCAGGTCTTTTTTATATGGATGGTAATGATAATCCTATTATTAAAGTTGCAAAGGGCGTTTTAAAAGAAGAGGAATGGTTTGGAGTTCTTATTCATGAATATGCACATTTTATACAATGGCGCGATGATACTAAAATATGGAATAACTATTGTGATTATGACATTACATATAGTCAAATATTATTAAAACCAGAAAAATATAAAAAAGAGTTGTTGGCATTAATGAATTTAGAATTAGATTGTGAAAAACGTGCATTTAAAATTATTAAAAATAATAATTTATTTGATTATAAAGAGTATGCGCAAAATGCCAATAGCATATTGTATAAATATGCTTTTTTATATAATTATAATAATTGGCCAGACGATAATAGAAAATATCGTAAAGTTCAAAAAATTTGCCCAGTTAAATTATTAGATAATGTAAAAGATTATCTGGATATCCCAGAGGATATCGTAGTAATTTACAGTTAATTATTTTTTAATATTTTCAAATTGTTCGATTATATAGGATAATATTTCCGAACGTACAATATCTTCTTTTCCGAATTCAAAGGTATGAATTCCGCGATCTTTTGATTCTTCATTATCAAATAAATCAAATACTTTACAGAAACCACTCTGTTTAATATCGGATTGTTGGGCATCGCCACATATGAAAAGAGTGGAGAATGTGGCCATACGAGTCATTACTAGAAGAAAGTCTTCGACGCGACAATTTTGCGCCTCATCCATAATGAATGTGGCATTAGAAATATTAAGCCCACGAAGAAATCCCAATGGAACGCCAACGATTCTTTCGTCCATCATTAAAGACTTAACGTGTGGAACGGGAAGTAATTCATTTAATTTATCTACTAACGGCTGGGTATACGGAGACATTTTTTCTTCAGATGTTCCTTTAATATAACCAATACCATGAACAGAGGATTCTACTGGAACACGACTATAATATATTTCGCTTGCTTTTTTATCTTTAATAAGGCGTAGGGAGCTATAAACAGCCAAAATAGTTTTAGCAGTTCCAGCTACACCTTTTACAATTACAACTTTAGTATCTTTATTTAGTGCTAGATCGATAAACTCTTTTTGTTTATCAGTCCAAGGTAATTCACGGATACTAAGATCTATAGTTACTTTTGTTTTTTTCTTCTCAGCATAAGGAGAAACGTCACGGGTTTTTTCAGATTTTTTTTTCATCTTAGAGAGCAATTAACACTAGTATTAATTACACTTTTCGGCACACAGACACTTTTTAATTTATATACGTGATTTTTTTTTGAACTTTGCGCTTTTCGCGCGCGATTCTTTTATCACATAATTTACAATATATAGAAAATCCAGATTCTCCATGTAAATCATATGAAAATTTATTAAGTGGTAATTTGTGGCTACAAAGTGCGCACACTTTATCGTGGATCGGCTGCGATCTCATTATATTAATTACACTTTTAAAAAAGCTTATTAATATAATTAAATTGTAACAGTATTTTGATTATACTCTTCTTCGGTTATTTGCGTTAATTGTTCCACGCATGTTTCTACGAGTGGATCGTCACAAATAAATAATTTTATAGCAGTATAAACAAGTCCGTCTGGCATGGGTTCGACATCAACTGGTAGTATATTAGAGGCATTACCAGTTTCTATGTATTTACTATACAATTGCGTGTTCATGCAAGACTGTACTTGCGCATAGATTTCGGGCGTTGATTTGTAGAATTTATGTGTCATATGATTTGAGTTTAATTACATGCTGGCGCCCCATTTATCAGCCAAGTATTTTAATACGCGATTTTGTTGTCCAGATGTGTGTGCAACTCCTGTATAAATAAGAATTTCATAGATAGTACCATTTATATAAAATGAATTACCGTTTGGATATTGTCCTCCTACTACAATATTTTTCGAAACGTTTGTAGCACCGCCAAGACCAGCAAGATTTTCGCCAACATACCCGTTTCTCACGGTAGCAGTACTATTAGTATCAAAAATATACCCGAGAACACTAGTTCTAGTATTAGAAAGTGGAATATTAGAAAAAATAGAGGAAGTATTCGCACTATTTAGATTTCCATAGGCGATTCGCGCTGCATAAGAATTTGCAGTAGACGTGGTCAATTTTACTAAATATGCACTTGAATTTATTGAATAACCAGTTATAGAATTTACAGCTAAATAATAATTTAATGGCGCATTGTAAATTTCAGGCCCAACTCCACTTAAGATGTCATTATTAGCGCTACTAGATACTGAACTAAAATATACGCCGCCACTTATGAATTGTGGCTGTTTAGCTGTTGTGTCCATTCGTAAATCAGTATTATTAACTCGACTAAGCCATTTACTAACTGGATTACCAGGATTTGCAAGAGTTGTTTCATTAGTATAAACACCACTGTCCACGCTGAACCATGAACTTAAATATGGAAAATCAAGTGGGCGAAAATCGCGCTGGAATAGTATAGTACTTTGCGCTGCATTCGCACCAGAAGCAAATACAAAGTCTCCATCTCGTCCTACTGTAAAATCCATAATGTATAGTATTACACTATAAGGTTATAATATAAATTAATTAAAATGACTTATCTGGTTTCGCGCCATTGGATATTTGCGCGGGTATTACTACTTCCACCACCGATTCCAGTCGCAACAATAACAAATACATTACTGTCTGTGCTGTCTATGTTTTGGCTGATGTATCCGCGCTTTGCACTTGAAATTGAAGTGGTTTGGTTACTCGAACTAAACTGTCCAGCGCCCTGTCCACCAGCAACAATAAATCCTACATTTATTAACGTTCCACTAGTAAAATTAACTGATGTACCGCCTTCATTATACTGAACAACACTCTCATTATTTGCACTCGTCCAAGTGCCGCCAATTATTGAACCAGTACTCGGAAGGCGCCAAAATTCATAACTTATGGCGTTATCTGCTGTATAAACATTTAGAGAGTTTGGGCGAACAACACTTCGGTTTGGTTTACCATAGTATCCAGTTTTTAGTGATATAGCTATTAATGGAAGTCTGCTCGTTGTAGTAACACTTCTCGTACTAGTATTAACTGCCGCAAAATCTACACCAGCTTCGCTGTAACCACCCTCACTGATTACTGTGGCGCAAATTTGATCAAAGCTATCTGTTCCAACAGCTACTCCAGAGTAATTTCTAATCTCACAACGTACTGGTAGGTTTGGATTGCTCCAATAAACACTAGGCTTATTATTACTATTATAAAATTCATGTGCAATTATAATGTCACCATTATGAACAAATCCCGCCCTGACTCTTCCTACTCCCAACCATTGAAAATCAGCTGCAAATAACTGTGTTTGTGTGTGTATTTAAATTAAAAAGTGATGGCCCAGTACCATTTAACTTGTCAATATTCCAATCGTTTTGCGTTACAGTTTCATCGTATACAGATCCAGAAACATTACTTCTTAAAACTATTGCCTTTGTGCCGTCGCCGCTTTGTAAGAAAAATATTCCATTATTATCATCAAATAGGCCGATACGTTTATTTGTGCCAAGTCTGGACCCTGTAAAATTAAAACTTTGTAAGGTCATTTGACTTTTTCCTGGCATGTAGTGGTGATACATGCGACTCTGGTGAATTGTAAAGTCATTTGCGCCAGTTCCTACCGTTAAGATGGCTTTGGCGCGGTTAATATCAAAAGTAATAGTAGAACTTGTTCCACTGGTTTTTGTTAACAATTCGGTGTCTTCTCCATACACATGACTGTAATCCGCGAGAGTAAATGGGGTTGACATTCTTTGGCGGCCAAAGGCGTCAATAGCGGCGGGTTCGAATTGATTAGTAATTGCTACCGTGGGGTTTACTACATTAACATTAACTGGCGAATTATTTCCCTCTTGTTCTACTCTAGATATGTTTGTGATTGGCACGTAATCTAATTACACCTAAAATTAAGAATTTATTAATTTATATATTATTACAGTGTTAGTAAATAAAAAAAACCCCTCTTTTAAGAGGGGCTTTGTGCTCTAAATGGATTAAATCCAAACGTGTCTAATAGTATTACGACACATTTTGATTTAGTCTACTGAATAACCTTACCCCACATTTTATATATTTGCTCATAGTTAGCCAGTGCAATAAACGCCTGACTACAAATTATAAAAAATAGGATTAACTCTACTTTAGTAAATTTTAAGAAATCTTTCATACTTTTCACCTCCTTTCGCTCATATATTACAATCATATACAGATTAAGTCAAGTTACGATCTTGTCACCCACTAATTAAATTAAAATCTATAAAAATAAAATACCCCGCGGATTTTTTAGATTTGTTATTTTATTATTAGGGTGTTTTAGGGTTAAAGTTTTAGAAAAGGGCGGGGGGTATATATAAGAATATGGATATCTTTATACATATGAATAGTAATATGTATATTTATATAGATGAATAAGAGTAATGGGTTAAATTAAATGAATTAATAGAAAAATACCACACCGAATTTTTACATTTGCAAGTTTTATAATAGGTATAAATACGTACTAGTTTTATAAAAAGGTGGGGATCCATATAGGATTAGTTAAGGGTTAGTTAAAATAAAGGTATTAAAATAAAAAATGAGGAGATTGAAAACGGTCCCCCCCGCCCCCTAAAATTCAAACAGGCGTTCGATTTTTTTCAAAAAGTGGGGGGGTGGCCTGTAGGCATCAACAAAAATAATTTACTCAACCGCAAAGATTTTTCTGGTGTTTTCCGTAGGCTGTGGTATCCTGTCTACATGATTAAGAACAGATACACCTCGAAAGAAATCGGCGCGCTCGGCGCTCCTTACTTCGCAGGACTGAACGTGCGAATCTATCGCGTGGTGACCAGCAAGGGAACGCTGGAATTCAAATGCCATCGCGTCCCAATGACCGACCTGTGGAACGTCAACAAAAAAAAGTTACGCTAATCGTAAAAAAATCCTTGCATTTTTCCACAACTCTGATACCTTATAGATATGAAAGATAAAAACGAAACAGTCAAAGAAACATCACAACAGATGGAAGCAAAGCGCATCGAGCGCACACAAGCCCTTTGGGCGAATCGTCGCAAGCGTTGGTCAGCCTACAAGGCTGGTCGCCGTGCATACGATGCACTGCAAAAATAATCGAAAAAATCCCTTGACAATCCATCAATCTCTGATAAATTAAAAATATGAAAGACATCAACACCTCATTCACCTTCAACGAAACCAATTACAGCATCGACGCGGAGTTTTATGTTGACAGCGACATGAACTTCGAAATGGTAACGCTCAATCTGTTTAACAACGATACTGATACTGAGGTCGTAGACTTCAAAGCGTCTTCGATACTGCATCCCGTGTCTCTGGACTCGATAATCAGTGATGAGGATCTGCAAAAGAAAATTGATAGCGTCATCCTAAACGAAATTGATCCTGGGATGGCAGGTTGGTAAGGTAAATAACACACAACTGCGTATAGTGTATCACTATGCGCTTTTTGCTTGCCTAGTGTGATAGGTGATTCTCAACTTCGGGCTAAGCCAACGCCTTAAGCACTACGAACGATGCCTTGTAACCCCTTGAGTATAAGGCACTTACATAAGGCAATTCTTCGAAAATACGTCGTAAGCTGTTGAATATCAAGCACTTACGCGGCCGCGCCCCGCCGTTTGGCGTAAGTCGTTGAATATCAACGCTTTACGCAACATGCTACGCAAGCGGCGTGCCAACTCATGAAATAAAACGTTCGTTTGAAAAATCATCAACAAAAATAATTCACACAATCGCAAAAAATCCCTTGCTTTTTTCTGCATCTGTGGTATCTTGTATACATGAAAGACATAAACACACTGACTAAAGGAAACATCTACCGCTTGGACTACCTGTCTCGCATGGGTAGGTTCCACTACCAAAACGTGACGTTCGTTCGTCCTGTTGAAACCTTCCGCTACGATGCGCCTTACGGCTCTGACGTTCGTAGTGGCAACTACTCGTTCGTTGACGCTAACAACGAGCCTATCCAAGTCGTCGATTGGATGGTCAACGAAAACACTACCGAGGTCGAAGCCTTCGGCAAGAACGAAAGAAACTTCGTTCGTCAGGATTGGTAAAAAAATCCCTTGACAATTAGCACAACTCTGATACCTTTAATCAAATGAAAAACTACACGTTCATCCTAACCAACAAAACAACCAAAGCGCACGTTCTGGACATCACTGTCAGCGCGTCCAGCTACCTAGTCGCCTCACGTCAAGCGGCGCGTGAGCTTGACCGCATCCGTAAGCGGACGCGTGACGCTGGCTTCACAACTGACCATCTGCGCGACCTTGACGCGAAGATGGAGCATCGCTATCTCTCATGCTAGCCTTGCAAAAATAATCGAAAAAAATCCCTTGACAATTAACCAACCTCTGATAAATTAAATATATGAACTACCTAAGAAAAAACTTCACCTTCAACGGAACCAACTACAACATCGACACGACCTTCATCTTCGATAGCGAAGAGAACAGCATCGAAGTCGTGACGCACTCACTCTGGAACGATGACACCAATGCGGAAGCTGAAGAGATCAGCGGTGAACTGCATCAGCACATCGAACAGATGATGATGGACGTTGCCAACGATAACGCGCCATGCTACGGCGGCGCGCCCTGCTAATTCAAACACACGTTTCAAACGAGCGTTTCAAACGCTCGTTTAACTGTGCCCCGATTACATGTTGTGTAACTCGTTGAATATCAAGCACTTACGCCGAAAGGCGGGGCGCGCGGCCGTAAGTCGTTGAAAATCAACACCTTACGCAACATCCTACGCAGGCCGCGTGCCAAGTCGCGTGTCAAGCGAAAAATAAATTTTTTTTAATCGCAAAAAAATCCCTTGCATTTTTCCAGCCCTGTGCTATTCTATAAACATGATCAAGACGAACAACACCGAATACGTCAACAAGCTCAACGCTTTCCGCGCTGGTAAAATCACCGAGCAGGAATGGCGGGAGTTCTGCTTCGAGGTTCTCACCGAGGCTCTCGAAGTCAACAAGGACGTTCTCGTTCGCCTCAAGAACTGCTAAAAAAGTCCTTGACTAAATCTCAACCCTTAACTATTCTATCACCATGAAAAATAAAGAAACCCAATTCAACGTCAACGGAACCCCTTGCTTTCTCTCCGTCTCGGAGGATCACGACGACGATTGCTGCAAGCTGTGGCATGACCTCGTCAACGTCAACACCAACGAGATCGTGGCAACCCTCGACTGGTCGCCCTACTCCACGCCTTCAGATACGGAGGTGCAGCAACTTATCGACCTTGGCTTGCCCAATGGCTTGCGCTGGTCTAACTCTCATCCTCTCTCGCGTTTCAACTTCGACAGCGAGGTTCTCGCGGACTTCATCGCTGCGAAATCTCGACCCGCTGGCAAGATCAATATGGAGCTTGTGTTTCGTATGCCTCCCGCGCCCATAGAGATTGCGCCAATCATCTAAAAAAATCCTTGCGTTTTTTCTCAACCTCATCTATTCTTTAACTATGAAAGACATCGACACCTACATCACCAACGCCCACTCCGACGACTACGCCACCGAGCATGACGAGCGCAACGCGCTACGCACGTTCGCGGCTGAACCCGCCAACGAGGACAACCTCACACCCGCGCAGGAATTCGACAT